CCAGGAAGAGCCGCCATGATCTGGTCGGTGTCCAAACCCGCCATGCCAAGAAACTGAATCCCTTCAGCGGCGGCAGTGGCAGAGTGGGCGGTTGTTGCGCCCATGTCGCGGGCCAGCTCGGTTAATTTCTCAAGGTCTTCGCCTGTCGCGCCTGTAATCGCCGAGACATCGGCCATTGATTGTTCAAACTCGCGAGCGAGATCAAAAGACGCTTTAAGCCCTGCGCCCACTGCCGCCAGGCCACCGACCGCCATTGCGCCGAGGGCGGCGGTGCTGGCTTTTATCCCACCGAGAAACGACCCCGACTTGCCCTCGTCAAAGGTATTGGACGTTTCCCGTTGTATGTCTTTAAGACCACCGGAAAACTGATCATTTAGCTTGATCGCGACCGTCAGGTCCTGTTTCACTGCCGCCATTATTTTCCCTTAATATCTTATTTGCTTCGTCGCCAATGATGTCAAACGCTTCGGCGACGATGGTCGGCATCTCGACAAGCTCGGTATATCCGATGTGCCGTTGATACGTCCCTGGCTGAACGGAATGGGCCAAAGAGTGGATCTCATAAAGGGCGCGACTCAGGTCGCTGATCTTGCGGGCGGGACATCCGACAAAAGCCTCTTCGCCGAGAAGACCGCCTCGGTCCTCCCCTGCGGGATGGAGGCAAATCTCGGGCTTGCGTCGTCCTCGACACGCTATGCACCCGCGACCACTGCCGAGGTGGAACCATCGACACGCCCGACGAAGTTTTTTAGCTCGTCTCCCGTCATATGCGCCGTCTCGCCCAATACCTGCACGATCTCCATGATCAGACTGTTGTCCTGGGCCGAGGTCGTCGGATTCGGGATATTGAGGAAAATGTCGATCGGGTCGGTTTTCTCGACCCCGTCAAAGACAAACCCCTTAAATCCTCTCGTATGCTTGGCGAATCGCTTTAATAGCTTCAATACATCGAGAGGCATCTGCCGCACCCCTGCGCCCTGCTCGGGATCGTCAAGCCACCGCTTGAGATGCTCGTCGCGCCAAGCGTGGACGGTTTCCTCATCGTCATCGTATAAAGTGTCAATCGGTTTCATTCGTTTGATTTCAAGCGACAACTGCTCGCCCTCATCGAGGTCGCGGTTGTCCTTCCATTTCGGTATATACCGAAACCATGTTATGCCCAATTCCACGGGATTAATCTCCTTGCGTCAGTCGGGAGGATCGGACTGCTTACAGAGTGCAAGCCGAGGCGACGCGGCCTCGACGACCCTCCCAAAGAGAAACGTCAACTAATCGAAGACGACCGTTATCTCGTCCTCGCCGCTGCTCGATGCCAGCGCGGTCAGATTCGCGGTGTATCGGATCATGTCCGCATCAGGCGAGTCGCGTTGCGAGGGTTGAAACTGCGAGATATTGCAGTTGATCTTCATCCGCTTCGCGGCCGTATCGCCGATCGTTATGATTACATCCTTTGCCACGCCTCGACGAAACTCGCTGAAGAGGTTGACCTCGTCTTTGCGAACCAAGAAGTCAATCGAACCCGTAACCTCGCGGTATGCGGGAACGGTCACATCGCTGGCCGATGATCCACCAAACTCGGTATTGAGGAGGTCGATGCCGGTATTGATCGAGATCGAGCCGCCCAGGTGCGTGATCGTGCTTGATCCATTGTCGAGCGACAACGTTCCAGCCGTCCCGAAAAGCGGATCGCCCGCATACGTGCCGGTTGGCACATACGGCTTGATGATGGCATTGTCCGACCAGGAGCTGGAGGCAACCGTCAACGTATTGGTCGCGTAATTGACGGCAGTGACTTGTATATCATTCGACGAGGCGAGCGAGATAACCGAATACGGCGAAAAGAAATCCGCATCGTCCACGATCAAAGCGGTCGCCGATGATCCGGTGCCGTTGGCGAGCGTGTTGCCCGTCTGGATGTAATCTTTGCCGACCCCGCTAACAGTCCAGGTCACGAACGAATCGCCCGACCAGTTGAAACTGAGGTTCTGCACGATCGCACCCGACACGCCCTCGGTCAGATCGGTCGTTGAGCGATAGATCGCGCCCGACAAAGCGGTCGGATCTTTGAGCAATGAATACGTAACGCTCGACCCGCCCGCGACGGTGGCGGTACCCATCGCATGGGTCAACATATCGCCAATATCGGGCGCGGTCCCTGCGGTGCCTGACGGTCGCAATATACCCGAAGCCGACCACGGTTGCACTGGTGTGCGAGTGATCACTTGCTCGATGCGCGAGCGTGTATTGCGGCGATCCCCAGGAAACTCCCGACCGACAGGTGCGCCCATCGTGATCGAGGTCGCCCGAAAAGCATCGGCGGCGGCGGGCTTGATTGCGGTGCCATACGTTGTCTCAGCCTTGAAAAAACCAACAAGATCCGAGCCATAACTAAAATTATCGACTCCCATTATTTGCCTCTTTTATGATGTGTAAACTTCAAGTTGTACCTCGGCTCTTTGTTCAAACTGAGTCCCGTCTGCACCAATCTCGGATGCGTCAATTCGCTCGATATAGCACTGGTCCACTGCGTCGGACAGGGTCGTTTTGTTTAAGAGTTCTTGCACAGCGCGACAGGTGCGCCACAAACGGATGGTGATCATTTCAGTGCCGCTATACGTCGAAGACGATTGCGACCCCGTGACAATTACCTCAATCGAGATATAATTGATCTCTCGTTGATCGGGCGAGTTGATCGCCTCAGTTGAGGTCGGCACGACGATGATGTTGACCTTGCCCGGGTATTGCTCTTGCGGGGCTCGCCAGTACGCGTTGACCGTGTCGAGCGTTATCCCGTCGCCATACGAGGTATCGAGGGCGGCGAGCTTGGCGGTCATCCCCGAGTTTAAAACGGTGATGATCGAGTTCGCGGCATCCTGTGGATTTATCGAGCCCGCCATTTTTTCGACCCCTTCTCGGCAAGTTTAACGTCTTTTGCCATCTCCTTCGCCCAATCGTTAACCAGACCTTGATCGACTTTAAAAAATGGGCGGGCGGGCAGATTGTTTTTCGTTGCGCCGTACTGGTGAAACTTCGCGTATTTGATTCGCGTCCCGAGGATCAACTGCCGCCCGCCTTTGCGATTAAAAATCGCATTGCGTGACGACTCCTCGGTCAGGGATGCTTTCATCGGTCCACGCAAGACGAGCAGGGGCCGACCAGGGAAATGGCGACCCTTCCATGCGGCATATGAGGGCGACAACGGTTTCCACTTCTTGCCGATGCTCTGGCCTTTAGTCTCAAACGCTTGCCCGATTCGGCTCATCCAATTCTTGCGGATGCGAAGTGCCGCACCCCCATCGAAAGGACGCTCGCCCCATTTACGCATTTCGCCCATTGCGTCGCCCAGATGATCCAACCCTGTGACGCGTATCTCAATCATTTTTTAGCTTTCGCCTTTGCTTTCGGTTTGGGCGGGTCAATCAATTTCGCCGCCGCCGCCTCTGCGTTGTCGCGCCGTGCCGCCATCAAGGTCGCATAGTCGGCATCCTCGGCGACGGATTGCGCCGTCGTGTCGATTGCCGCCTGTACTCGCTCAAGCTCGGACGGTGCAAAGCGGATGCCTGGAGCTAATACCAGTGCCATCACATCTGTAATTGTGCAATTTGCCATATTATCCTCTTATGATCTCAACAGGGACATCGTGCCGCCGCCCGCGATCGTCTCGACCGCTGCCGTCGGTATATCGTATGCGCCGCCCTGCAACCCCGAGAGGATGCGATCGCGGTCGTCGAGAAGTGGTTGCACCAACTCGTCCACCGAAGTGCCTGACGAGCTATATGCCGCCCGCTGAACGCGAATCGCGGTCATCGTCGCATTTAACCCCTTGAGCATCTTCGGCGCATCGACCACAGCCGTATACGTGACGGCAGTATTCGCCGCCGCCTCGACCTCAACCCACGGCACAACGGCCACCACGATCTGACCGTCTGAGTTGACGATGTCGTCGCGGGTCGCCATGTATCGCTGGTTGTCGCCCGAGATGGTGAAGAAATCGCCGCGCCGAACCGATCCCGTCAACGATCCGCTCGATGCTTTGAGCGAGAGGGTTGAGGTCATCAAGCCCGCCTTGTCCTTGAGGAGGACGGTGCCGCCGAGCGAGCCGCCCGATTGGGCCACTGGCGCGGCATATCCCGCCGCCCTCAATACTGCGTTGATCTCGCCGAAATCTTGAGAGATCCACGCCTCGGTTTCGGCGGTCGAAGGGTCGGAGTTGGTGTCGATGGTGAATTGCTGAACCATCGAAGCCACGTCCGACGCTTCGCAATATCCCGTTGTTGAGAGAGTTATCGCCATTATTTGGCTTTCGGTTTCGCTTTCGGTTTGGCTTTCGGTTTCGGAGCGGGTTCGTCAAACAGATCCATCGTATCGGGGTCGTAATCTGACTCGTTTACGAGGGCGAAATCCTCGCCCGATTTAATCTTGACCGTTGGTATTTGTCTCATATTTATCTCTCTCGGTGATGCGTGGCGCGAGCCGAAACCCGCGCCACGCCATCGACCAAATTACCCGAGGATACGGCAAGCCGCTTCGGGACGGAGCAACGTCGCACCATACAGAATATCGTAATCGAATTTCCATTGCTTCTCCTGGCGAGAAACTTCCAGGCGCATGGTCAGGCCGGTCTTTGCGTCCGTGACCTGTTGCATCGAGTCCGAGTTGAGCGAGGCATCCATGATCGGAGCCATCGCGAAACCGAACGCATTGCGCTGGAAAGCGACATTGACGACATGGGCGGCGGCA